GTTGTTTGAGATACGGATACCCCTCCTTCCACAACACTCACAGTCCCGTCGCTGTTCACAATGACAGTATCACCAGTGGACAAAGCACCAGAAGCAACCGCCCTTACTTGGCCGTCTTTTTCTACGTTACCAATGTAGCGCATGGCGGACCTCCTTACGAGATTTCCTCATACGAGACAAGCACTTCAAGATCGTTTGCCGTGCCAGCCGTAGCTGTGATCGACTTGTCTTCCTCAAGGTAAAGAGAAGTAGACTTGTCCACAACCACCAACGAGGCGTCCGCAGGAACCGAGATCGTGCTGACCAGCGAATACGCCGTGCCACCGCCGTCGTCCTCAGTGTGTACATCAACCGTCACGTCCGCAGCATTAGAGCCGTCGACGTTTGCAACTTGAATCATGTTGATCTTAAACACCTTGCCGCTTGATGCAGCGTTGCTAACAAGCGTTGTTGCCGATGTTGTAGAAAGCGCGACAGTGGCAGACTTGCCGGTGATCGTGCTTACGTTTACGATATTTGGTGCAGCCATCTTCTAGCCTCCTTTACCCAAAAACAATGGCCATGGCGATTGCCTTGCCAGTTGAAATGCCGCCTGCGGCATCAGCGAATGACAAGGTTCCTGAACCATTGGTTTTGAGAACCTGATCGGTTGTTCCATCTGAAGTCGGCAACGTGAAGGTCGTAACAAAAGACTGCAGGTTTGCGTCGTAAGCCAAGACGTCCGTGCCAATAACCAACCCCAGGTTGGTCCGTGCCGCAGACGCAGAAGACGCTCCAGTGCCGCCGTTGGCAACTGAAAGGTCCGTCCCGCTCCAGTTGGCGTCGTCAACCAGCACCTGCAGGTTTGGCGTTAGATCCACCACGTTTGCACCAGCGCCAGCGCCATCTGCGTAGATCGCAGCGGTGTAGCCGTCGACGACAGTGACGTTTGTCCCTGACCCTTGAGTGAAAATCGCATTCTCACCAGAGTTGTTGCGAACAAAGAAAATCTTCTGCTGGTCGTTAGGATCGATCGTGATCGTGTTCGTACCGCTAGGAGAACCACCCAACACAAGCAGCTTATACTGGCCCTCAGACAGCGAACCGTCAGAGGTTGTCAGTGTGTGCGTAGTGCCAGACAAAGAAATAGAGCCCACACCATTGGTGAGCCGGTCGATGATTTGCAGGTTGACGTTTGTCGTGTCACCCCACGTACCAGACTGCTCACCCGTGGCGATGAGCTCGATGCCTGTGTTCGAAGTATATGTGCTTGCCATGTCGGTTCCTTATGCCGCTATTTCGGTCCAAACGGTCCCAGGGCTCGGTATTTCTTGGCCCCAAACTAACACACGGAAAACTTCTCCGCTAGTCTGAACCCCTGTAACTGATATTCTGGCGTCGCAGATCGTAGTGACCGCTCCGCTTTGCGCAGCCATAGGAGCGGGCGCAAAGACCGCAATGACCTGCGATGTACGTTGCGTGCTCTGCCCAACAGCGCCTGTGGCTTCCGACCCAGTGACATCAATGATCTGGTCCGTAACCAAAGACGGCGACCCAACAGCGGTCACGCCCTCAGAGCCTACGGCTGTTACATCAACACCTTGTCCCTCAAGGATAGTAACCGTGCCGACAGCAGAAACGGCCTCTAAACCAATGACCGCGATTACGTGATCAGTGCTAACCCCGACCGAGCCAACAGAGCCCGTTGCGAACAGGCCTGTGGTCTGCGTAAATACAGCACCAACTTCCCCGGTCGAAGACACACCCGTAACGCTGACGGGGATTGCGCTGTTCCACGCTCCCTCCGACCACGTCCCGCGTCCCCAACCAGAAACATCAGCCACGGCTTAAATCCTTATGCGATGCGAATGATCGCGTTTGAGGAATCAGCACTTGGAAAAACGATTTGGAAGTCACCGGACGTAGAAGATTTGTCCGAACCAAAATCCAAAACGATAACCGAATCTGTTGTGCCGCTGCCGCCGCCCGTGGTGCTGTTGTAGATCAACGCGCCGCGTGCAGTGATCGTTGCAGACGTAAATGTCAGGTCTGCAAAATCCGTGAGAGCAGTCGTGCCAGAAGTGGTAGGCGTAACATTTGTCAGATCACCGCCACCTGCGGAATACGAACCGGAGTTGCCAACCTCGTTGGTCGCCGTGTAGTCCGTCGTCGCCGCAGTGAAAGAAGCGTTGTTGTCATACAGCGCAAGCTTAAACGTATGGCCGGTAGTGGCCGTGAAATCATGCTGGGCCTGAAGCAGCTGCTGCTTGAAGCTTGTGCACATAAAGTTGCCGGTAAAGGCCATGTTAAACTCTCCTTATAAGGTCGGCCAGATCAGGGTGACCCGCGTCGTTCAGTGCATTATACACAGTTGTGCGGTCACTACGAACCGCTTGTTTTAGGTAAGACTCAACAACCTTAGCAATTTGCCCTTGAAAGGCGTGCGCTTGATCGCGCAAGGCTGGGTGAGCCGAGTCTGAAACGGACACAATTCTCTGTGCCGCCTGTGCCGCAAGCTCCTCTGCGGAAAAACCGCGGTTGCTTGTTGTTCTGACCCCTACAATCGGAGCGTCTTTAGGTATGTCAAACATCCCCACACTCATTGCTTAGGCCTTATGACTTTACCACGCCGGTACTCATCTGTCACTTCCTTAGCCTCACCAAGCTGCTTGAGACCAACGATGGACTCTTGGAGTCTCTGAGAGTAAGACTGCATAACATCGGGCTCACCTTTGATGAAGATGTTTGCCTCAAGAAGAGACCCGTAAAGAAGTGCCGTCTCTGCGTTCTCGCTCAACCACGTTGTTCCGTCTTCTGCACCTGCGGTGATGCTGAGAGGGCGATAGAAGTAGTGCAGCTCCGCCACGTACTCAATATCTGGAGTAGGCGACAGCAAAAAGTTGTCCACGTCGAACTGTGCAAAATACTTCGGCTGACCCGTAGTTGTAGGATCAGGGGTGTACTCCTGCACGAAGCTTGGATCTTTGAACTCTACAAAAAACTTGTCTCCGTCAGCGCCGGTCAAGCTCAGAGAAAACGGAGCAAGAAAGTCCGGGGGACAAATAAGGTACTGCTGACTCGAAAAGGCAGTAGCCGTAGAGTTTTTGCGGAACAACGAGAGCTGCACCTGCTTTAGGATGCGCTCCTCGGCCATGCGGATAAACAACGGAATGTTGTCGACAAAAGTAGTCTCGTCGTACTCCGTGTAATCTTGAACCGCTTGCTTTAGCTGGGCGTATGTAAAGCTCATGTTGTCACCACCGTAACTTGTCCCGCCTTACCTAACATACGAACGCGTTCAAGGCTAGGAGCCTCAACGGTAGGTATGCCCACATAAACCTGCAACGCCTCAGCCTGATCGGGGCGAGGGTCACGCAAAGCCTGCGGATCCGGACCTGGGCGAGGCGGGTAAAGCTGAGGGTGTTTTTCCTCGTACTCGTCCGGTCCAACCAAGGCACCTGTCCACTCACGCTTCATGTCCCGCAGCCGGTAACGAAAGCCCGAGCGGTCAGAAATACCGTATGCGTGTTTATCTGAAGCGAATGCCATTAGGCCCTCAAGTAACGAATGCTAGGCCGCAAGGTCAAAGGCACCTTGGCCTCGTCCTCGTTCGCCGCGCGCTGGAACTCTTCTTCATAGATCGACTTCATCATTTGAACACGATCAGGAGCACGCTTAACAGCCAGGTAATACGCTAAGCCTGCAACCATGCACGGATAGAACCGGAACGGAATGCCTGTTGTATTGGTGAGAGCGTCAACATCCTCGATGCGCCGCACATAATAATACACCAACTGGTCCGTAGAGTTTTCAGGCGTTTGCCAGAGGTTGATCACAGGAGCGATCTGACGGTCGAAGTAGAACTGAGACGGGCGGCCCTGGTCTGTCTTGTTAGGAAAGTCCAGATAGTCAGAGCGACTGATCCGTTCCATCTCGTAGTCCGTACCACTACGACGAAGCGCCATGTCCAGAATGTCGACGACATCCTCCTCGAGAGTGTACTGCGCAGTCCCCTGAGTCACCGTGGTCGTGCCGTTGGCAACGGTCCACAGGTTCAACCCACGGTTGGCCCACTCGGCAAACATCAGGTTCATCGAGCGGCGAGCCGTCTTGGCGTCGTACCCAGTACGCATCTCAAGACCGATGCGCTCATACGCCTCTTCGATCGCTTCCGCGACGTCGAGGTTAAAATCTCGTGAACCCGATGTGGCCATTGCTTACACCATTTTTGTGTTGCGAACGCCGCGACCAGCCATCACACAACCACCGTTCTTGTAGCCCGTAACGGAACCTCCGCGCATCATCTTGACTTTGCCGCCGCGCATAAAGCCCTCAACGCCGCGCCCTTTAAGCACGTCCGCCTTAGTTACTTTTCCGTCGTCGTTCAAATCAGGAAAGCCACCTTTGACTTTGCCACCTTCACGCATTTTCTTTTTACCACGCATCATTCCCGGCATGTCAGGCACTCCTTTTGCGACGGGCTAAAATATGACGTTCATAGTCGTCAGGCTCATAGTTTTGATAGTAACCTAGTTTCTCCAACTTTGCAGCCGCTTTTTCAAGCTCGGACCACCGCTGGACAAAAACGATTACATCGTCGTGCATATAGGACAACAGCCATATGTCGATACCAGAAGCTGCGAAGACATCATTCAAGGCCATGCACCGGGACTCGAGTTCTTCGTACCCGCCGTCATAGCCAGGGGCAAATATCATCAGGACCTTTTGGTCCAGCAGATCAAACCCCAAGCTTTCAGACAGTACGTCCAGCCAAAGGTTCGAAGAGCTCATTGTGCTGACCTCGCCAGCATCGATCGCAGGCAACGCAAAGGGACAGGAAGATACGCCGTTGTTAAACTTGGTTGGCTTGGCCAGTTCCTGGGCCCACTCTCGGATCAAAAGACCCTCACCATGCCGCCGTTGGCCTTCTTGTTCTTCCAGCTAATGCGTTTGGATGACGTTTTCTTTTTCGCAGCCGACGTACACTGCGCCATAGTTGGGCGGCACGCCGGATAGCCCTTGCGCTTTTCACCCTTCTGACGACCGCAAGGTTTGCCAGTCTTGCAGTCAACCCAGCCCTTGCCGTCGTTCTTGGAAAACCATTCTCGCAGTGAGTTCTTTTTAGCCATCAGAACGTCCTCGTGCTTTTGCGGCGACCTTCCTCAACACAACCACAGCCAGAGGCCACAACCCCACCGTTTTTGTAACGGTTGCGAGCAGGGCGCTTCGGGTTGTCAAAGGCAGTAACCATACCACCGTCAGCCTTCTTAGAAGATTCGCCCCAGTTTTTTGCGCCGACCTTGCGGCATTTGGAGAGTGCTCCGCTTGCGTACGCGCTCGGCCATACTTTGTACCGAGCCTTCACCTTGTGGTAGCACGCGTCCTTTTTGGTTTTTTCTGCCATTGGACTTCTCCTCTGGTGGCCTAGTAATCTGAAACGGGATGCTCGACCTATTCACGTCAGTTCCCTACGTTGCTCTTGAAAGACATCCAAACAGCGCCTGCAATAAACAGCAAAAGACTACCCGTCGCTATACGCACAATCGTCTGCCACATGGCTTTCCGGGTGTCCCGCCAAGCGGAAAGCAGCCCACGAAGCTCGTCCAGATCTTTCGGAGCGTTGTCGTCATGAAGGCCAAGCTCTTGAAGCGCGGCTGTCGCACCTCGCTTCGCCGCTCGGTCGAGCATCGCTTCTAGTTCCTCGGCTGTCATTTGAACATTTCCCATGAGGTTTACCACATCTTGCACGACCAGTACTTGGCCTTTAGTTTATCCAATGTTCCCTTGTCACAGCCGTGACGGGCGCGGAAAGACTTCCGGCGCTCAGGGTTCGACTTCTTGATCGTCATGTTGGCGTCACCAAAGCGTACGATCTTTTCTTTGCCCTTGTCGCAGGCCTTTACAACAAACTTCTTGCCACCCGACTTCTGTCGGCGGGGCTTGTTGCACTTCATCTTATCCTTGTCGACCTTGGCCATTACAAGCTCCCCTGTTCTTTGACCACGACGCCCTCGCCAAACACACCGATGTCTGCCGTCTGACCAGACATCTTTACCTGAAACTCAATGGTCGCCTTGGCAGGCACCTTAAATGGAAGCAGACGTGCAATATCCATGCGTGAAACAAAGCTAGTCTGAGCCACGTTAAACACGCGCCCATCGACGTAAGTAACTTTGTTGCGAAAGGACATGATCTTGGTGTCATTGTTCGCCGTCGCTGTGAAAGCGTCGATACGACCGAGATAAAAAGAATTACCAGCAGGCACTGTAAAAATAGCCGCTTGGTTTTTGCCGCGCCCTGCAAGGATTTTTGCGTAAACAGTGCCGTCATAACTGGCGGTCACATCACCAACAGCGTTGCCGCTTGCTGTAAGCAGGTCGTTAATGCGGAAAAACTTGTTCGTGGTAACAACAGGTGTCAGACCGTTCAGCGCAACGACCTCCGACACAGGGTTAAAGTCCCCGTCAACACCAGAAACCAATACACTCACAGACGTATCGCTGGCGCTTGTACTGACAACAGACAGGTTTTGTTCGGCACTTAGCAACGGTAACGCGCCGTTGTTCTCCCAAGGAGTAACAAACGTAGTTCCGATTGCAGGGTTAGTTCCAAACAGATTTCGCACAGAATGACCAGGGATTTGACCCCTGGACACCTGAAGCTCAAATGGCTCAGATGTTCCGACCTGAGTTATGGACCGGATATCGTAAGCCATCTCAATCCCCTACGACAGGATAATCGTGAGTTCGTTTCCCGAGCCCGTTAACGCGTCGACGTACACACCGCTCGTAGCGATGATGCCGTCATCAGGAATGTTCATGACATGATGCCCCGTAGGAAACTTCTGTGTCAAAAGAACTCCGCCATTGGTGTCACCGTTTTTCAACGTGAACGCACCAGCGGCTGCCGCATAAATAACGACCTGACGCAAACGAGAACGAGCAGGACCGACGACCGCAGCCGTCGTTCCTTGAACCCAATTATATGCTGTTACTGGACCAGCCATGATCTATCTCCTTAGCCTGCGGAGACAGAAAGCGTACCAGCGTCGTTCCAAAGAGCGCCTGCGACGCCGGGATCCGATGTAGGAACCACAAACACGTTTGCTGTGCCTTGAGCGTCAAGATCACCACCGACAGTCAAGTCGTTGCCGATTGTGGTGTCGTTACCGAACGTGGAGTTTGTAGTGACCGCACCAGTGGTTGCGTTCTTGGTAATGTCTTGAAAACCGTTTTCCGAGCGTACTGGGCCCGTAAATGTTGTGTTAGCCATGATGATCTCCTGTCGTGGCAAATGTCAGCGGCACCATGCCGCTGTCAGGGATACCCCAACCATACACAACAACCCGTCAAAAAGAAAGGGGCGATCCGAAGACCGCCCCAGTTGGTAAACCCAAGGGAGGATTGGGCTTATGCAGCGCCTGGCGAACCGAATACCGCACGCGGATCGGAGAAGCCAAAGCTGTAACGCTCACGCGCTTTGAAGCGCATGTTGCCTGTGTCGAAGTCGGCTTCCATGCCGGTCGACAGTGGTGTGCGCTCAAAGTGCACAAAGCCACGAGGCGCGTCTGTTTTGATGAAGAACGCATCTGGGTCCGTCAGGA